CGGAGCAGACGCAATTTAACGTCACGCAGGGGACCAGTGACCTGGCCTGGTGCACTCGCATCATGCAAGGTGAATTTTTCAAGAAGGCCGGGTGGGCGGATTACCAGGGAATGCAGTATCCATTCCTGGTAGATACGAATATATTTTGTCGGCATATTGATATGGATGGGACACAGTATCCATGAATATAGACGATGCAATTACGGTGATTTGGCCGCAGACGAACAGTGGCGTGGCAATCGGCGATGTGCTTGTGGTCAAACGCGTAGAAGGTGATTGTGCTACTCTACATCTTGTGCACCGCTTGCAATCAACGCCCTTGCCGCAGACGACTCCGCCCGCATTGGGCGTGACTGTAGCTGAGGGCATTGATTGCGAGGAACGCATAGGGGGCTGACATGGCAGACCCAGATGGCACGCGGGAGAACCCATTTCCGATTGACCCGGACGAGTATTTCGACTACAAGGCCGATTTCGCGGCGACCACCAATGGCAGCGATACGACGCAGGATGACGCGTTGGCCAACGGCGAGACGTTGACTGCCTCGTACACGCTGACTGCGCAGACCGGGCTCGTGGTGGACAACGACAGTCGCACTGACACGAACACGTCCATCACGTTTTGGGTCAATCCCGCTGCGACCGCGTCTGGGCTGCTGTATGTCGAGGTCAATGCGCCCACGTCCGCCGGGCGCGTCTTTGACCGCAAAGTGTATTGGTATGTAAGCGACCGGTGATTGTGCGCTCGATTGGATGATTTTGTATGCGATATGTGATTATTTTTCTGGTCGTATTCTGCGCCGCCTGCACACCCCTGTTGGCGACCGGCAATGAGAGGCACCCACTTGCGCCAGCCAATGAGGTGTGGCTGCATGGCTACACGCGCGGCGTGCATGATGCTTGTATTAATGCATCGATGGCTATTCAGCGCGAATTAGCGGGTGGTATTAGCGAGCAGGCGCGCTATTCCATTGCAGAAAAGTGCAGCGACATGGCCAAGGACGTGAACGCACGGGCGCGAGCGAAGATGTACGACCGGGAGCATTACAAGCCAACGCCGACACCGCGTCCGCTACCGCCGAGTTCAGGTGCATGATGGCGGACAGCTATAAGCTCGGCAACCAAGGCGCGTGGCGCAACCGCATCAGTGGCTACGATAATGTAGACCCGGAACAATTGCTTGCCAACCCACGAAACTTTAGGGTCCATCCAAAATTTCAACAGGATGCACTATCTGGAGCACTTGACGAAATTGGTTGGATTGATGACGTGATCGTCAATCAGCAAAGCGGAAACATTATTGACGGTCATCTGCGCGTGACTCTGGCCTTGCGCAATGGTGAACCATCCGTGCCGGTTAAGTATGTGGACCTGAGCGAAAACGAAGAGCATCTGGCCCTCGCCACGTTTGACCCGATTACGGCCATGGCGACGCATGACGTCGAGATACTCGATGAACTATTACACGACGTGAACACCGGTGACGAACATTTGCAGCAGATGTTGGCGGATATGGCGGAGGATGCTGGGCTGTATCCCGACGCGGGCGAGCCGGTAGACGCCGAGCCACAGGTGGACCGGGCTGAGGAACTCAGAGAGCAGTGGGGCGTCGATACGGGTCAACTATGGCGCATCGGGAAACACGTTGTCATCTGCGGTGACTGCCGGGAGCCTGAATCATGGCGGAGACTTCTAGACGCTGCACAGGCGGGCGAAGTCAACGGCGTATTTACCTCGCCTCCATACGCAGAGCAGCGCAAACAGCAATACGGCGGCATTCCGGCGGATGAGTATGTCGAATGGTGGGACGCTGTGCAAGACAACGTGCGGGGCAACCTGGCCGATGATGGCAGCTTCTTCGTGAATATCAAGGAAAACTCTGAGCACTACGTGCGCACTATCTATGTAAATGAGTTGGCTGTCGCAATGGCGCGACGCTGGAAATGGGTGTATTTAGACGAATTTTGTTGGGAGAGGGCGGGCGTACCCGGCGACCCGCACAAGATGGGGAAGTTCAAAAACCAGTGGGAGCCTGTTTTCTGGTGGGCACAAACCGAACGCCCCCGGTTTAGGCCGGAACGTGTCAGGCATGAAAGCGATGGCGCCGTGTTGGATGACAGCTATCATTCGGGTCTTGAGAGAAGCCAAGGAACTGGGCGCAGTGTGATGGGTGCTAGAAAGGTAGGCAAAGGGTTGGCCTATCCGGGTAATCGCGTAAGGACCGGAAATGCCGAGGCAATTGGCCATGCAGCCGCATTCCCGCCACAGTTACCCAGTTTTTTCATTTGCGCCTATTCCGACCCCGGCGACGTGTGGTGCGACCCATTTTGCGGAAGCGGCTCAACCATTATCGCAGCCCACAACAACGACCGGCGCGGCCTGGGTATTGAGATGCTACCAAAATACGTTGCCGTGATTCTGGAACGACTGCGCGACGCAACCGGTACGCAGCCGGAGCGGATGGACTGACCCTTTTTGCACAAATATTATGGCTACTGAAGTATTAGACCGCGAGCAATTAATCAACTCCATATGGAAAGCGCGCGGGAAAGTCAGCCTAGTGGCGCGGGATTTAGGCGTGGCGGTGCGCACAGTCTACTACTACGCCGAGCGATACGCCACCGTGCAAAATGCCCTGGATGTGGCGCGAGAACATTGGGAAGAAGGGTTTCTCGACACAGCAGAGCTGAAATTGCGTGACGCTGTGTACGACGGGCAGGCGTGGGCCATCAAGTACACGCTATCGACCAAGGGCAAGGAACGCGGCTACGTGGAGCGCAGCGAAGTGACAGGAAAAGATGGTGATGACATAGCTGTCAAACTCACATGGGGTGACCATGCCGACGATGACGATTAGTCTACCGACCCTGCACCCAGGACAGCGAGAGGTGTGGCAGCACGGCGCTCGCTTTCACGTATTGGCTTGCGGGCGTCGGTGGGGCAAATCGCGCATGGGTTCGCTACGCTGCATCGTCGAGGCATTGCGCGGGGGGCGGGCGTGGTGGGTGGCTCCGTCGTACCCAATGGCCGCAGTCGGTTGGCGAATGCTTAAGCACCTAGGGCAGCAGGTGCCCGGCACGGATAAGAGCGAGGTCAATAAGCAGATTGAGTTTCCCGGGGGCGGATGGGTGCAAGTGCGCAGTGCAGACAAGCCCGACTCATTACGCGGCGAGGGGCTGGATTTTATCGTGATGGATGAGTGTGCATTTATCAAAGAAGATGCCTGGACTGAAGCATTGCGCCCGGCGTTGTCCGACCGGCAGGGACGTTCCTATTTCATCAGCACGCCGAAGGGCCGCAACTGGTTTCACAAATTGCACCAGCGCGCTCAGAACGACGGCAACGAGTGGCAGGCATGGCATTTCACGAGCTATGACAATCCCTATGTAGACGACGCCGAGATTGACGCAGCCAAGACACAGTTGCCGGAAAGCGTGTTTCGGCAAGAGTTTCTTGCTGAATTTATCGAAGATGCGGGCTTGGTATTTCGTCGCGTGATGGACGCCGCAAGCGGAGAGACCGTGGAGCGGGCGCAGAATGGGCGGCAGTATATTTTCGGCGTGGATTGGGCGAAGTCCGCCGATTGGACCGTCATCACCGTTGTCGATGTGCAGGCGAGAGCACTGGTGTGTATGGATCGCTTTAATCAGATTGATTATCAGGTGCAACTTGAACGCCTCCACGGACTGTATGAAAGGTTTCAGCCACAGGCCATCATCGCCGAACGAAATAGCATGGGTGAGCCCTTGTTGGAGCAGTTACAACGCAGAGGGCTCCCGGTACGGGGATTTCAGACGACAAACGCCACGAAGGCTGAGGCTGTCGAGTCATTGGCCCTGGCGTTCGAGCAGGGCGACATCACCATCATGCCGGATGATGTACTGATAGGTGAGCTGCAGGCGTACGAGCTGGAGCGTCTGCCGTCTGGCATGATTCGCTACAATGCGCCGGCCGGGATGCATGATGACTGCGTGATGTCGCTGGCGCTAGCGTGGCATGGGCTATCGATGCGTCGCGTACCTACCGACCTCGACCTCGGCGGTATGACAAAACAATCAACGTGGAGGATGTGATATGGCGCCATTTCGATATTACCGACGGGACACGTAAGCATGGCATTACCGATAATGCGCGAACTTGGTTCCACCGGATTGCGTCGCTACTCTGGCCGCGTGGATGAGGAGTTTTTGCGCGAGCTGCGCGGTCCGCGCTGGCATCGCGTCGTGCGCGAGATGTCCAGCCAGGACCCGGTTGTTGGTGCCATCCTTTTCGCAGTTGAGATGCTCATGCGCCAAGTGTCGTGGCAGGTAGAGGCACCGACCGACGCACTCGACGACGTGGAAGCGGCCAAGTTCGTGGAGGGCGCGCTACATGACATGTCGCTGACCTGGGAGGATACACTGTCCGAAATCCTGACCATGCTACCATATGGATGGGCGTATCTGGAGCTAGTCTATAAGCGGCGCGGCGGACCGGAAAGCGACGATCCGACGCAACGCAGCTTTTTTTCAGATGGGCGTATTGGGTGGCGCAAATGGAGTATTCGAGCGCAGGATACGCTTGACCGCTGGATATTCGATGAGGATGGCGGCGTACAGGCGATGGTGCAGAATGCCCCGCCGAATTACAACCGGGCAACTATTCCTATCGAGAAGGCACTTCTGTTTCGCACCACCGCGCGCAAGGGCAATCCAGAAGGACGCAGCGTGCTGCGCAGCGCATACCGGCCTTGGTATTTCAAAGCAAACATCGAAAATATCGAGGGTATCGGCATCGAGCGCGACCTGGCCGGATTGCCGGTGGCATTCGTGCCGCCCGAATTATTGAGCAGCGACGCTACGAGCGGGCAGTCAACTATGCTGACCGCCATTCAGGAAATTGTCACCAACATTCGCCGCGACGAACAGGAAGGTGTCGTGTGGCCACTCGCCTACGATGAGAACGGCAATATGCTGTATGACCTGAAACTGCTGTCCACGGGCGGTGCTCGGCAATTCGACACCGATGGCATTATCGGGCGCTACGACCAGCGTATTGCCATGACTATCATGGCGGATTTTATTCTGCTAGGCCATGAACAGGTGGGCAGCTACTTACTGAGTCAGGACAAGAGTGACCTATTCACAACTGCGCTCACAGCATGGATGGACTCGATAGCGGATATCATCAATCAGCACGCCATCCCGCGGCTACTGCGTCTCAACGGCGTGTCGGTAGAGGAAATGCCCATGTTGACCCACGGGAAGATTGGCAAAATCAATTTAGGTACGCTCGGCGAGTTCGTGAGCAAGATGAGCGGGTCGAGCGTCATTGTGCCGGATAACGATCTG